TATTTGCTGGCATTTTGTCACCTATTCTAAAAAAGGCGCTGGAGGCTTTTACACCTCCACGCCGGGGGGAGCGTTGCGCCTAGTCAACAATTACATTTACGCCTGGAACCAAAACGCCTTACCGGCATGTATTTTGCCTCCGACGAGATTTTGACCAATGCTCCGATGCTTACCGGAGAGATGAACGAGCTCTTCACCGACGAGTTCGGGTTTAAAGGTCAGGATTTGGCAGTCAATGGCAGCGGGGCTGGTGAAGCATTGGGCGTTATGAAAGCGCCGTGTCTCGTTTCCGTAGCGGCAGAAGCAGGGCAAGCAGCGGCCACCATTCTTTTCGAGAACCTCGTTAAGATGAAAGCCCGTGTTCGTCGGCGGAACAAGAACAATCTTCTTTGGGTTGCCAATCAGGACATCGAACCGCAACTTTACTTCCTCGCTCTGCCGGTTGGTACTGGCGGATCAGCAATGCCAGTCTATCTGCCAAGCAACAACGCGGCGGATGGTGTTGATGGAATGCTGATGGGTATCCCGATTGTCTTTGTTGAGCAGTGTGCAACCTTGGGCACTACCGGCGACATCATTCTTGGAGACTGGTCGATGTACTACGCGGCCAATAAGGGCGGAATTGAATCAGCTTCTTCGATTCACTTGAAGTTTGATTACAATCAAACTGCTTTCCGGTTTGTTACTTGGTTCGATGGACAGCCGAGACTGAAAGCGGCAATTACCCCATACAAAGGCGCAAACACTACTTCTCCGTTTGTTTGTCTTGCAACTCGTTAAGGAAGGTGCAAAATGTATCCTGGAATCCCTGAAAATATTGTCCCTGTTTCCCTCACTGTGGGACCGGTTACGACCAACGGCGGCGTGACGACTGATTATATCTGTCTGAAAAACGTTCACATGTTGGTTGCGGTTTTTCATCTTAAACAAGCGTCAGGCCATGCAACAGGCATTGACCCGGTACAGGCTACGGCAGTAGCTGGAACCAGCGCCAAAGCTATCACGGCAACCGTGCCTATTTGGTCAAACGAGGATGTTACCGCAACATCTGTTTTGGTTCGACAGACTGACGCAATCACTTACACCGTGACCAATGATGTCAAGAGCAAGGTCGTTGTTATGCAGATTGACCCAGCAGGGCTCGACGTTCTTAACGGGTTCGATTGCCTATGCTTTACGGTTGACGACTCAAGCACAGCTGGAAACTTTGTATCGGCAATGGCTTACATCGTTCCTCGTTATCCAGGCGTAAACGTAATTGTTGACTAAGGGCGCAGCGCTCCCCCCGGGCGTGTAGGGTGTAAAAAGCCCTACAGCGCCTTTTTAAAAAATAGGTGATAAAATGCCAGCAAATATAGTTGGTTCAAAATGGTCGGCGGGGAATCTTGTATTTTTCAACAAGACCACCGGGGCCGAGATATTGACCATCGACCAGGATGGCGATATCGAGTTAACGACAGCGCAGCCGTTGAAAGGAACATATTTCACTGTTTCTTACGACAACGTAGCGGCGGCTGATTTGGCAAAAACTTTTTTCATTGCACCAGCAGCATGTGCCTTGGTTTCGGCATATGAACGGCATGTAACGGTTGCAGGGCAGGCAGCAGGGTTAACGGTAGAAAAACTTACCAGCGGAGAAGCTCCTGCGGCTGGAGATGTTCTTTTGGCCGCAGCTTGGGACTTGACCAGCACTGCTAATGTCCCTGTTTCAAAAGCAGCGGTAGCAACAGGGGTTGAGGAACTTGCGGCTGGAGATGCTCTTTGCCTGAAACTGGCAAGTGGCAACTCTGCAAGCTACGCACTTGGCACCATAACCTGTCTGATGAAGTGGTTGTAAAATGAGACGCGTTGCAAAAATAGTCACACCGCCAACGGTAACACCAATCAGTGTTGCCGAAGCAAAGAGCCATATGAATGTAACATTCTCAACGGATGATACGATCATTGGGTTATATATTGCGACGGCAACAGCTTTGTGTGAGGCTATTTTGCAACGCAAGCTCATTACCCAAACGTGGAAAATGTGGCTTGATTATTGGCCGGATAAAATAACTGTTTTGTTCGGTGATCTTCAGAGCGTAACACACATAAAGTATACCGACTCGGACGAAACACAGGCTACTCTTTCCGCTACCCTTTACAATGTGGATATTAACTCGATACCGGGACGGATTATTTTGAAGGATGGCGAGAATTGGCCGACCGACACACTGAGCGAAATGAATCCGATTGAGATTCAATTTGTAACAGGATACGGACTTGCGGCGGCTGTTCCGGCTGACATTCGCAATGCAGTATTTTTGACTACAGCGCACTTTTACGAAAACAGGGAAATTTACCTTATCTCCAAAATGCAATCGGCGGGCATTGCCGAGATACCTTTAACGGCAAAGGCGCTGTTAAGTAATCATCGGGTTTGGGATTGGATAGCATGAGAGCTGGAGAGTTACGGCACCCGATTACAATCCAAAGCGCAACCTATGTTGCCGGTTCTCATGGCGCTGGTGATATAACATGGGGAACATTCGCAACATCGCGGGCGGCTTTCATTCCGCAAAAATCTACTGAGGTAGTAGTCGGAGATCGGATAGAAATATCGACACATGAACTGGTGAAAATCCGATACATCGCTGGAGTTTTGCCGGGTATGCGAATTTTGAAAGATACTGACTCAAGAGTTTTTGACATCATCGGCATACGAAACATTGACGAACTAAACCGCGAAATTCTTTTGGATTGCAGGGAAAATGCCTGATTCGGTAACCACTGAGGTTTTTCTTGATTTCAACGTCCCGGCCATTTCGCAGGGGTATGATGATGGTTTGCTGAAGGCGCTTGCAGAGGCCGCACAGATGGGCCTGGACAAATCGAAAAGCATTTTCCAGCGAAAGACACAGAACACCGGAACAGGACATATGGAAGAAACTTTCTTCGAGTTCAAATCATTCTTTAAGGATGGCGGTTGGGTGTTCGGTGTAGGCGATAAAAGCGGCAATTGGGAAGATTCCACGGCAGGTAGAGCGCACTTTTTTGAATACGGTCGGAGCGCCCCAGGCATGGGCCGGAAGTCTACCGGCAAGGCAGCGCCGATAAAATGGCGAGCGCAACCACCAAGGCCATTTATTCGACCAGCCAGGAACGCAGTCAAGCGGGCATTGGGAGGTATTACCAGTAAAGAATTACGATCTATCGCCATAAGAATGAACCGAAATTCGGACTTTAACCGGGCAGTAATGAGCGCAGTCAATAAAATCGCATGAAAGAATTGTCGGCAGCCATAACGGTACTGTTTCAGACCTCGAATACACTGAAAACTGCGCTTAGTAGCCAGTTATTTCCGCACGAGGCGAAGCAGGGTGTGGCGTTTCCGTATGGCATTTTTTACATGATAGACGATCAGACCGAGTACGATTTCAGCGACGAGCACGAATACATTCAGGTGCAATTCAGCCTCTTCTCAGAGAAAAACGCACCTGATGAGGCTTACACCCTGGGCGGATACTTAAAAACGCTGTTCGACGGCGCGGTAATGTCAGTTTCAGGTTATCGGCTGATTTCATGGTTGCGAACCGGACAACGTATCGTCAGGGACGAAATGAACGCGACGTGGACGAACATCTTTGAGTACGAAGCGATCCTTGAAAAGGAGAAGGCGTGAGCGAACCGGCAGAGAAAACCATTCACGACGCGGCGGCCAACTTTGTCATTGAGGCGTTCAAGGTTTACGGGATCAGGATCGACAGCATTAATTTTAAGTGGACACCGGACGGAGAAATTGACGAGCCAGCTTTTAGGCTCGAATCGGTACACATGGCAACGACGACGATATGAATCTGAATCTTGGTTGCGGCCTCACCAAAATGGAAGGATGTGTAAATATCGACATTCGGCCAGAAATGGAACCTGACGTTGTTTGCGATTGCCTGTCCTTACCGTATGCCGATAATTCGATTGATGTTGTTTACGCAATTGATTTTCTTGAGCACATACCAATCGGCAAAACTGTTGCAATGGTTGAAGAGATTTACCGAGTGTTGAAACCTGAAGGAGTATTGGTGCATTTCACTCCAAGCACTGACGGCAGGGGCGCTTTTCAAGACCCTACTCACCTGAGTTATTGGAATATCAATTCATGGTTTTATTTCATGGATAACGACAGGCGGAAACTTTACGACATCAAGGCCATGTTTTCAGGGCGTAACGAAGATGTTTGGTCGGAGCATAAAGTTTGCCAC